TACAACTGATATTAACATAAAAAACTACAAAAACTTCATTTCATAAAAAAAACCTTAAAATTTGCTAATTATTGAACTTATGACCTATTTAACGCGGTATCCTAAAACTATGTTTTCGGATCTACAAACCTAGGGCAGATAGTATAGCATTATTACTACCATCTGCTTTAGGTGATTGCTTAGTATCCACTACACTGCCCTGCCTGGGTGTAGCATTCAAAACGGGAGGCTTAGCTCTAGCAGGTTGTTGACTTACAGCAGGTTGCTCTGCTTGAGAAACTCTAGTGTATCCAGCTTTTTCCATCTGATCCCTATGGTGCTTAATCTCGGCATTTACCTTATCGCCATAGCGTAAAGCCATTATTTTCAATAAGTCATTGTCCGACCAAGTGTAATACTCGGACCTCTTGCCCTCAGGGAGTTGAAAGTATCTCTCCCTACGCATGAACACCCTGCCGTCTTCTTGTTGTGTTTGTCCACTTTTTATAAAATTATCCTGCTCAGCATTCAGCCAATCATTTAGATATTTATGCGTTTCGTTCCCCGCTATATCAAGTTGAGAGCTTGGATCTAAAAATATATCAGTTAATGCGTCACTAAATTGCAATAACTCTTTAGTATTGCGGTCAAGTATTTGGTATTCAAGTGGGTTACTCTCAGCAAACTTTTTAACTGCATCTTCCCCTCCTTCTTTGAATTCTTTTTGAAATTCTTCAGGAACAACAGTCTGTTGTGCAACTTTTCTAAAATTTGCTTTTGCCTGGTTTACCTTAGGCATAACCTCGTACTTTTTTATTTGTTGCTCTAGCTTTGAAATTTTTGATTGTGTTTTTTTCTCAAGCCTTCGGTCGGCCTCCTCGAGTATCATCTCCCGATAAACATTATCTTCGTCCGTTCGAGTGAACTTGGGCTTATTGCTTTTAACAAATTCTACATACTGGTCATCTGTTGATGGATCATAAAAGTCATCTTCAGCCATTTTTTTCTCTACGAATTCTTTATTCTTCTTAAAGAACTGCTTAAATTGCTTGGACTTCCCCTTGTAGTCTCCACCTAATTTATTATCCGCATAAAGAACTTTTTCAAAAATAGCACGCTCTTCAGGGACTAACTCCTCCATGAATTCAGCGTCCTCATCGGACGGTACGAATTTATCCTCCGTAGATTCAATATAAGATGGTTGCTTCTTTACATCCTCAGGGATGTCCGGATCAATGACTTTTCGGAGTTTCTTTTTCTTTGGCTCAGCTTTCTGCGGTTCCTCTTTTACCTCTTCTACTGGCTCTTCAATTACTTCTTCTTGCTCCTCTTTTTGGCCTAAAGTTTCTACAGCTTCATTAAGCTCAACTGGAGGTCTATACTCCGATACTTCTTCTTCAGCTTCTTCTGCTATATCAAAGAGTGTTTTATATAAAGCATTTCCTTCATTTTCAGGCTTTGCCTGTTGTGCTTCTTCTGCCTCTTTTTGCTGCTCTAATACCTCAGGGTTTTCTTCTTCGCTCATAACTGGACTTGTTGGTCAGGTGATGTTTTTGGTTGTTGTTGTGGTTCCATTGGTGGTGCGCCAGGAGGTGGGGGTTGACCGCCACCTTGGGGTGGCATACCTTGACCGCCTTGGAGTTGTTGCACTAAACCTGTTAACATCTGAACTACTTGAGGCCATTGCTCTCGCAGTTGTGTAATAAATTGCTCATTACCGACATTTTTCATATCTTCCTGCATATCCTGCTCGTCAGCTTCAAGCTTAAGATCATGAGCTCCCGACATTCGGAATATTTCATTAAACATATTAAAAACTCTTTCCTTGCCTAATGCCTTTGCCATGTCGGGGACTTGGATTAACTGCATAACTAATTGACCTAGAACTTGTGCGGATTGGGTATCCCTAGCTCTCTCAGCTCCATCACGCCCACTGAATAGATATTCATAAATCAGATTATCAGGCTTACCAATTACATTTCTTTTTGATGTAATCTCATCCCCAGTGGTTTCGACATCAAACCCAGCTTGTCGTATTATTTCCTCTGAATACCTTCCTTTTATTGGCACAACAAAAGAGTCATTAGAGCAGGAGACCAAGTGTTCATATAGCACTTTTTTCATAGCGCCCCTCATGTCGTCAATACCTTCAGATATAAAAGAATAAATCGCATTCGTTGTATTACTTATCTCAGCAACCTCAGTAGCACTTATCTCCCGAGGAGCGGGCTGCCCTAACTCTTGTGGAGAAAGGATCAGCAAGCGCTCAACGAGATTTAATAACTGGAGGATCGCCTGGATCGACTGGTTGACCCCTGCGGAAAGTTCTTTCTGTACATCGACTACTTTAATGAAGTCATTATTATTAATACCTAGGTCTGCTGCTTTTTGACCTGAATAAAATAGTGCTTTTGGCTTTGCGTAAAATGTATCATCAGCCAGCGCATCTTTAATGTACTCCTTTACATCATCATCTAATGCATCTTGGTCTATAGCAAATATCTTAAACATGCTCATCTTCATCTGCTCGAGCATAGAATTAAGTATATTCGTCATTTGATCTTGGTATGGCATGATCTCATGGGCAACTGATATGTTGCACATACGATCATCATTTTCATTTATACCACCATACACGGCCGGAAGTGATGGAAGATACTCTGCGTAAAGAACAGTTTCGTCACTAGCTACTGTAAATTTTACCCACACATCATGAGGGTACTCTCCAAGTCCATCCCTAAGTGGGTTTACCTTCATGCACATCTGCGTGACAAATAATCCCTTATCTAGCTCCTCTCCCGCATACATGCCTGTCTGTGCAACCCTTTCATTCTTAAAAGAGTATTGATCCTGGACTTTAGGAAACACTAAATCATCTCGAAAGTAATAACCAAAAAAATCAGCATATGTATTATATAGAGTGGATAAACTATTTGTATAACTTATCTTATCTGAATTCCATGTTGAAGCATTGCCGTAAATTTCAGAATACCGAACAATATCCCAATACCCGATCCATTGTGGACCCTGGTTGTTATTTAAATCATGGAGTGGTCGAGATGAGTCCCTAATTACTCTAGTTGGGTGAGGTGTGGTGAAATGAACTCCAGCTCTTTCTGCGTATGACTCCATATCCTCACCGCCAGTAAGATCGTCATTCGTGTACCTCCATTGTATATCTTCAGTCCATGATGTATCTGGGAACGCAACACTATGGCCGTACATAAACATCTGTCTTATTATTTGTTCAAACTGATGCCTATACCCAAATTGCTCCGTCATCATTTCAACACGCTGAGATAATACATCAGCCCGAAGCTTGTCAGCTAGATCGGTACTTCTTGGTTCATATTTAAAATATGGGTACAAATTACTAAATCTGCTTGATTGTGCAGCAACCCTTCTAGTTACATAGGATCGGATAATATTAACAGACACCTCATATAATCGAAGTGCGTTTATATTTCTAAGCGACCCTTCGTCATCATACTCACAGAACTTATCGGCTACACCAAGATCATTTAATTTATCATGACAATCCTCTACTGAAATCTTCCCCTGTGCATACTGTAATAACGGAATGGTAGATTTATTTATAGGTATAGAATCCCATGCCATATCAACACTCATGTACAGCTTGGCATTTTCTGCACTCTCTCTTATACCTTCAAGTATTCTTGATTGTAATAAATCCTGAAAATACTCACGCGTATCATGATCTTTAGAGTCTTTTTCGGCAGTGAATATTTCACGGAGCCTCTCTGTTGTGCATCCGTATTTATTAAGTATATCCCTATTGACCATCAGTAAAATTAAATAAGTTTTTGATTATATCCTTGGTGTAGTTATGCAAATATCTACTCTCAATGATTGTTAAAATTAGGCATAATGGGCCATCGAAGGGTTTCGTTGAATATATTTTTCGGATAAACTCTCTGTGAGGCATATGAAGGAGGCTTGCGATTTCTCCGTAATTCATTCTTAAAAAGCCACATAACTTATCTACTCTTTCCTTGTTCCACCTTTTCTTGATACCAAGACGCGCATAATGTGCGTCCATAAGTATCGAAGCACTTGTCGTATACTCTGAATCACCCGGTAACTTCTTCTGCTTCGGACTCTTCCGAGTCTGAATCGTCTTCGCTTTCGTCTTCAGGTTCGTCTCCTCCTACCTTTGATATACTGACAGATGCATCGTCGTCGTTAAAAGAAGCGGAGAAACGTTTATCGGTAAGTTCCTTAACTTGAAACGAACCAGATACGGTAACAATATCTCCTGCGGATACCCCTTCAAGCATATCCAAAAGATCAGGATACATTTCGAGGTCGAAGTTTACTAATGATTCCATGCGCATAAAGTAACTTATGTTTTAGTGTTACAAAAGGTCAAGCACCAATCTCTATGATTTCTGACTTGGAAACCTGTAATGATTCAGCATTAGATGAGTTGTACTGTAGAAGTACATATGACATTGCATCAAAAGGGTGAACATAGATACTCCTCCTTGGCTTAAATGCTATATTAGGGTCATATGTTTTGCCCTGCTTTTCACATATTAGGTTTTGAAACATCTTACAAATTGCAGTGCATTGTGATGAAACAAGAAACTCCTCTGATTGCAGTTTAGCTATCGTTATCCTCACCCTTGACTCCACAGACCCAGAAAACTTAGGAGCAGCTCGCATTCGGATGGGTTCTAAATTAAATGTCTCTGCTTTTTGCCTAGAAATATCCTCTATATCCTTCACATCATATGATCCCGTTTTCGCCCTAAATTGATTAAATGCAGAGTTATCAGATATGTGGATATACTTAAATTTATGCTCCATTCTCCTATTCCAATAAGCCATTTTTCTCATTAACAAAGGCACTAATGTGGTATAAGGAAGTTTTTTATTTATTGTTACAAATTCATCAAACACAATCCATACGGTTCTATCTTCACCAGGTAATGCTTGCATGAAAATACATGCGTTATTTACCGAACCTGGATCCCAGCCTATTGAGATTGGGTAATCCGTATTGGGTAGTATCCCTGTTTTTGCACTACCCCTCACATGTAGTTCCCTATTAAAGTAAGGACCAAAAATAGCATTCCCCGCCGGGCGATCTATCCACTCACCCCTTACCATGCGAGCTTCCTCTATGGGATCAGATTTTACAGCTTCTTGTATCCTGTCATAATATCCGTCAGGTAAATTGTCTATGTTATCCTCTATTTTTACATGGTACACTGAGTAATCATTATTCCAGTTCCCATCATCATCTAGTGGGTCTTCGAAAAATCTTTTATATACCCAATGACTCGGGCCATCAGGATTGCATGCAGCTAAATACTGCTGAGGTCCATGGATACCCTGCCTTCTGCCTAATTGTTGTACAACTGCATTAAAGTAATCATTTGTATCCAAGTTTGTAAGCTCATCTACGAACACTAGACTTGGCTCAAATCCTTTTATCCTATCCTTAATAAATGAGCCGTAGGGTACGGAAATTAAACATATTCGAGAGTGCCCACCAAACCTATTTTCTATATCCATATATAGATTTTTCTGGGTATCCTGCCTTTCGTCAGTGTGGCTTAAGCCTATTCCATCAACCCACTCGGGTAGTATTTCTACCTGAAGCTTATGCCATACCCCTCCCATGGTTGCTTGCGATCTCACACCAACTATTATAAGTGCTAGAGCGTTAAAGTTTTCATAACAATGGCGAACTAACTTATGCCCCCCTAGGGAGTAAGTTTTACCTGAACCTCTTTCGCCGTATGCTAAAATATACTTTGATGCATCATCAAATATTTTTCTTTGGGTCTTAGTTAGTGATGGCAACCAAGGTTTAGTATCCCGCTGATCTAAAACCTGCTCTTCGGGGGCAAATTTCTCTATGAGAATCTTGTGATCTACCTTACTCTTCTTTGGCATCTTCTAGTTCCTTGAGAGGTCTAAAGCCTGGTTTTTTCTTTGTCTCCCTCTTATCTTTCTCATTTGCGAGCTTCAGTTGGAATTCAAGGCCTTTTAGCAGTCTGTCGTAAAATTTACCTTGTTGCTCTGTTGCTTGCAGGAATAGCCTAGTTTGCAATATTCTCTCTTCGGGATCCATTCCATCCCCATCAAGTGCATCTTTAAGAGCTTCTGTCACCTCAAACAAACTCATATTTTGCCTGATATTAACTTTTTGAGTTACGCGTAGAGCTTCTGCCATTAAGAGCCCAACCGAGTCATCAAAATCTTTGAATATTTCAAGTTTTTTTACATTGTCTTGATTTGTCAAGACGCTTGCAATCTCGTTATTAAATACATAACGAGAATTCTTATCAAGAGCCTCTAGTAACCTAGTTCCCTTTTCGTCATCAAACTCATGTTGACGCTCTAGTAGATCGATACCATCTGGCTTCATCTCTTTAGTTCCATTCTTCACCCACACTGCATAAAGTTGAGGGTCTTTATATACTCGCTCCCTTATCTTGCCTGCTGTTGTATCAAAATGTTCTGCGGTTTTCTTATAGTCTCCGTCAAACTCTTTAAGAGCTTGAGCCAGGACATCGGTCTTAATTTTGTGCGATCTTGGCATCTTGGAATATTCTTATTAAAGGCAGGAATGTTGTAGTCCAATGTTCCGATCTTCTTAGAAATGCGTATGTCCCCCTCTTGGAGTATGCAGATATTCTATTGCGATCATGATAATTAAATGGATCAAAATTACATCCTACGCAGAAGTTATGTGCATCCCCGATTGCAACGGAGTCCCAAGACGTCAATCTTGAGATTCTCTTTACCTTATCAATTTCAATATTTCCCCTAATGGCTATCTCTTGATCACTTAGAGCGCAGTGCATTCTTGAGCCTGCACGCTCTTTTGCGTATAGCCTTACAAATACAGGGGGGTATTTAGTTAGTATCTTCCAGGGTGTTTGCTTTCCATTTTTTGGCATTGGACATTAGGGTTCTCATATCGGGTTTACTCTTACTGTAATCACCTATGATTACTTTTGTCCCGCAGCTAACCCTACGACCGGTAATAATCCAGTCATCAAAGTATTCTGATACTAAAGGTTTAAGTCTTTCAAACAATGCAAGTGCTTCATCCTGTCGCCATTGTTCTCTCTCCCAGTCGTTTTCGCCATTCTCCATGTTTTAGAAAATAAAAACATACACCCTGGTATTGCAACACTTATTTTCGTGTTTCTTAGGGAATGCTGAAAAGGACATTATATGTCCGTCACAAATCATGCCAACTTATCAGATGAGTAAAACTTTGACAGCGTTATATATTAAAATACTTTCCTGCCTCAGCTTTAGATACTTTTTTATTCATGTAATAAGTCTTAAAGGTATCGTAGTTCATGTGACCCATCGTGTGCATCGTCCACTCCAGACCATACATCCAATATCCGTAAGAGCCGAAGCTATGCCTTGCTGCATCCGCCGTATATGCAAAACCAAGTTTATCTGCCGTGCGCGTTCGGTTTAGCCTCAT